CCCTGAACACTCCTCCATCGGCCCATGCCAGCTGCGTTGCCATTCCCATTCTGAAAGCGGAATACGCGCAACATATTGCCATTCCAACCCCCTGCCCGTTACGCAACCGTGAAGGTCTTGCTATTGTCATGCCATCTAGTAACTAAAAAGTGACATCAATCACTTCCTTAGTTGGTGACCATAAAAACGCCAGAAGACGCACAGACCGCTCTTCTCAGCTAATTAAAGAGTCACTCCAAAAATATGGAGCTGCTCGCTCCATCGTTATTGACGAAGAAAATCGAATCCTTGCCGGTAACGGCACCATCGAAGGTGCTAAAGCCGCTGGCATTAAAAATGTCCGCGTCATCGAAACTGATGGCTCTGAAGTAATCGCCGTCCGCCGCACTGGCCTTTCAGAAGACGAAAAAGTTGGCCTAGCCCTAGCTGATAACCGCACCGCAGACCTATCCGAATGGGATCAGGAGATGCTGCATCAGCTCAGCGAAGAGCACGATATCTCCGACTGGTTCACACAAGAAGACCTTGACGAACTCCTCAGCGTCGACAAGCTCGACCCCGCTGAAGGCAACACTGATCCTGACGACGTACCTGAAACACCAGAGGATCCAACAACAAAACCCGGTGATCTATGGATCCTTGGCAACCATCGCCTGCTCTGCGGTGATAGCACCAACCCGCAGCACGTTGAACGACTGATGGATGGCAAGAAGGCTGACATGGTCTTCACCGACCCGCCTTATGGCATGTTTCTTGACACAGATTGGTCAGGCATTCAAGGCAGCATGAAGTCAATGGGTGCCAAGGCAGGCACTTCTGGTAATAAATACAAAAAAGTAATAGGCGACCACGACGATTTCACCCCAGAGCTGATACATACAATCTTTGCCTCTTTCAGTTACTGCAAAGAGATTTTTGTCTGGGGCGCTGATTATTTTGCAGAGCTGCTCCCTAACAAAAACGATGGCTCATGGCTTGTCTGGGACAAACGGAAAGAATCTCAAGCGGAAGCCATCGGCGCTGAATTTGAACTGTGTTGGTCTAAATCCAAACATAAAAGGCGAATGCTCCGTCACGATTGGTTTGGGTTCCTTTCTTCCTCAAATCCAACAGAAGCTCGTAATCGCGTTCATCCAACTCAAAAGCCCACGTCACTCTGTGAAGACGTAATGAGTCAGTGGGGGGAAACAGGTGACATCGTTGCCGATCTCTACGGCGGATCAGGCACCACGCTTATCGCCTGCGAAAAGACCTCTCGTCACTGCCGAATGATGGAACTAGACCCCGCCTATTGCGATGTAATAGTCAAGCGCTGGGAAGACTTCACCGGTAACACCGCCGTCTGTGAACCATCGGCTGAGCACTTTCAAGAGGAACAGGAGGTCGCCTGATGGCTGACAAAAAGAAGCCGAAAGCAAAATCAACCAACGCTGAAAAGGACATGCGGATCAACCGCTTTGCTCGCCTTCTCAGCAATGGCGGCACGCGCTCAGACTGTCTGCAATACGGCGCAAGCCAGTGGGGGCTTAGCGTTCGCCAGTCTGATCAATACATCCGCTGGGCACGGGATGTCTTAAAAGACGACTGGGAGATCGATCGCCGTACCTTCACCGCAGAGCTTTTGTCACAGCTCGCTTCCCTTCAGAAAGAGTCTCGCAAGAATGGACAGGGGCATATTGCCCTTGGTTGCATTAACTCAGCCGCCAAACTTGCTCAGCTAATCCAATGACAACTGAACTTACCAACCTTCCTTGTGGCACTGTGCAGATCAAGGTCTGTGAGGACAACATTTGCGCTACAGGTTGGGTCAGCTCACATCACTTGGTCGGCACCAAAGAGACTCAGCTAAAGGAGTCGCTTAGGCGGGCGGCTTACAACTCATTTATTGAGGAGAAGGCTGCCGGATGAGTCTTTTAGATCGGTGCGCAGGCGGTTCAGTTCTTGATCAACCCGTTGCACAGGTTGCGAAATCAAACCTCGTTCCGTTTGCCACCGATCTAATTAGTGGGCTGTCTACACCGCAGTCGGAGGTTTATAGCGATCCTTCACGCTTCAAAATGCTCTGTTCAGGGCGGCGCTTTGGTAAGACGCATCTTTGCTTGGTTCAGTTGATCGTATGGGCTGCAATGAAGACAGGCAGCCTTAACTGGTACATCGCGCCAACTTATAAATCAGCGAAACAGATTGCCTGGCGTCAGCTCAAGGCAATGGTGCCATCAGAGCTATTCGCGGCAAAGAACGAGGTCGACTTATCAATCGAGCTGGTCAACGGTTCACGCATCGAATTAAAGGGCGGTGAATCAGCTGACAACCTTCGTGGCGCCAGCCTTAGCAATGTCGTGCTCGATGAGGCTGCTTATATCCCCCAGGACGCATGGGAGATGGTCATCAGACCAGCCCTGGCTGATCAACGGGGTTCTGCTTTCTTTATCAGTACGCCAGCGGGCTACAACCACTTTCACGAGATGTGGGAGCAGGCTGCCGAGCTAGAGGACTGGCGGACCTTCAGCTACAGCACCATCGAGGGTGGCAACGTCCCTCCAGAAGAGGTCGAGCTAGCCCGACGCACCTTGGATGAGCGGACGTTCAAGCAAGAGTTCCTGGCCAGCTTCGAGACGTTCTCTGGGAGAGTTTTCCCAGAATTCGACGATGCCAACGTCGATGACGTTCAGGACATGGGCGGGCCAATCCTGGTTGGCCTCGACTTCAACGTCGGAATCATGGCTGGTGTCATCTGCTCCAAGGTCGGCGACACCCTGCATCAGTGGGACGAGATAGCCGTTAAGAACTCGAACACCGACGAGGTAGCGCAGATGCTGCGTCAACGCTTCCCTGACCGCCGAATCATCTGTTATCCCGACCCAACAGGTCGGGCACGTAAGACCTCAGCAGCAGGTGCCACTGACCATGGGATCCTGCGCAAGTACGGCTTAGAGGTCGTCGCTCCCAAGAGTCCCTGGTCGGTCAAGGACAGGCTCAACGCCACCAACTGGCTCATCTGCAACGCTGAGGGACAACGTCGCCTCTTTGTCCATCCGCGCTGCAAGAACACGATCAAGGGTTACCGCAGCGTGACCTACAAGGAAGGGGCCGAAGACTTCGTCGTTGACAAGGATCCGGGGCTTGAGCACTGGATTGACGGCGCTGGGTACCTAATTCTGAGTGCCATGAATCAGGTCAAACCCTGGACGGTGGGCGCTGGCAAATCACGCGCTGCACAGGTATGGTGATTCGGCTTAGAAGTTGTGCAGCAGGCGCATCCCCCGGGGGTTTAAGACGCCCTGTCTCCAGCAACAAACACCGCAAGGTGAACCCGATCGATTGCCCTAGGGCTCTAACGAAAAGACGGGAGCCTTCAGAGCCGCCTTTACGGGCGGCTTTGTCGCGACTAGGGCTTTCTATGTCTCACGCCATGGCACTTGTGGCATAGGGGCTCTACTGACCACCAAAGGGAATAATCCTCGTGGTGAAAGTGGCCAGCCTGTGCATTGCAATCGCTGCACTTAAAGACTGACGCCACAGGCCAGATGTGCTGTTGGTGAACGCGCAATCGCACCAAGTTTCGTGCTGCTTCGTGATCAGCATTTCGACGCTTGGACTCCACCACTTGCGCGTCACGCTTGGCTTTGTTGCGCTTGCGGTACTCCGCGTAATAGCCAGGATTTGCAGCACGCCAACGGCGATGGCGTTCTCTTGCTGCTTCTGACCTATTACGGCGCTGTTCGTCCGCAATATCCTTGTAGGGCATAACTGGTGACTCAGTTGTGACACGGCCAGGGACTGCAATCCGCTGGCCTCTCCATTATGTCCTGACGTTGCGATAACGCGAGCGGAATGGTAATATGGTGTTGTCGCGAACGACGCGGCTGTGAATCCGGTTACGGCGGTCGGACAGATCCCGAGCCCGCCACCGGTGAAGAATCAGCTCCGCGAGACGCCGCGACACCACGCACCTAGACAACCGATCACGAGAGTCACAGAGGGGCCTCTGGGGGACGCTGGCCTGGAACCGACGGCCCGTCTCCCGAATTACTTACCCCTCTGAACAATGACCACCATTACCTGCCTGGTAGCGACGGTGCTGGCCCTGATCACCATCCCCCTGGTGATCCTGTGGCGCATGTCGCTCACCAAACAACAGAACACCCGACGGCTCGCGTCCAAAGGCTGGACGTGGACACGCATCGGTAATCGTTATGGCGTCCATCGAACCACAGTGAGGCGCTGGGCTATGGCGTAATCACAACACCCCCTCTATGGCTCTCGCGTACCTGCACTGATGACAGGTACGCAAGCTCAACGGCCTGGAGGCAGCTTCCCCGTGTCCCTCAACAGGCTTTCGTACACCTTCCGCTGAGATATCGTCTGGCTAAACAATCGAATGGCAATTTCCTGAAGCGTGTATAAATCGGTTGTTCTCATAATCTGCATCTCAAACTTCCTCAATTCAAATTCGCGGGCGAGACCGTAGAGATCCATAAAAAACGCGCGATTTAGAATCAAGCTTATTCATGGTGAGATAGGCCGTGCCAGACAATCGCGCATATCCGTCTGGAATTTATGGCCCTGGCTATGGCCCACCTGATGACTTAGCGACAATGGATCGCGATGCCGCAGCGGGTAATGACCCGTCGTGGTTGTCTGGCCCATACCTGGAGATGTCTGAGCGTTGGCAGCCGATGCTCGTATGCATGGGCGGCACTCAAGCATTCCGTGAGAATGCTGGCGCTTTATTGCCAATCGAACCCAAAGAAGACGAAGCAGCGTGGAAGCGACGGGTTAGTCATGCTGTCCTGTCACCCTTCACGATGCGCATTGCTGACCAGGCCGCTGGCTTGATCATGCGAAAGCCAATTCAACTGGAACCGCAGGAAGAGGGCGGTGAGGTTGATGAATACTGGTCAGAGTGGATTAAGGACGTCGACGGCTATGGAACTGACCTTGATGCTTTTGCTCGTCGTGTTGTCCTTAACTCTTTACTTCTCGGACACAGCGCAGTCCTGGTTGATTTTCCAAGTACGGAACCTGCGGAAAACCTTCTCCAGGAACGTCAGCTGGGTTTGCGGCCTTATTTCCTGGAAGTACGGGCGGATCAAATACTGGGCTGGCGTAAGGAAGCGGACTCGCCGCTTGCGCCAATCAATCAAATAAGGATTAGCGAGTACGTCACTGAAGCCGTCGGCATGTTTGGTGACAAGGCCGTTCACCAAATCAGAGTCCTTGAACGTGGGGCCTGGTCAATCTGGCGTAAGGGTGAAGACGGCTGGGCCCTGTACCAACAGGGATCCACCTCTTTGCCTGTTATTCCCCTGGCGGTCACTTACAGCAACAAAGTGAGTGAGCTATTGAGCACTCCGCCGCTGCTACCGCTGGCAAACCTCAACATTCTCCACGCCCAACGGCAGGCAGATTTGCAGCACGCTCTCCACGTTGCTGCTCTCCCCGTTATGTACCTCAAGGCGTATGAGGACACGGATAACGAGATCGCGTTGTCTGCCAATAGCGCCATTTTGCTGCCTGAAAACGGTGAGGTTGGCTATGCCGAACCAGCCAGCAGCGCTTTCGACAGTCAGCAGAACTTCATCACCGAGATGGAGAACCAGATGCGCAACCTGGGCATCTCAACCCTGTTCAGCCAGACCTACGTCGGCGAGACAGCAGAGGCCAAGGCAATGGATCGCAGTGATAGCGATTCAATGCTGTCAGTGGTGTCTCAAGACCTTGAGAACGCTTTGCAAAATGCCATTGATATGGCTGCAACGTATGTCGGCATTGAAGCCCCGAAGGTTTGCGTCAGCCGTGACTTTGACCTGCAAAAGCTGGATGGCGCCCAGGTTGGCCAATACATGAGCATGTGGACTCAAGGGGCGATTACGCATCAGACCCTGCTGGAAATTTTGTCCCGTGGTGAAATCCTTCCTGAGATTGATGTTGAGTCGGAAATTGAATTGATTGAGCAGGAAAAACTCAAGGGCCTTGAACTCCAGGCCGAGCTTGGTTTACCTGGCCCTGAAGACGAAGAAAGTGAAGAGGAGGATGCTGCAGAAGCTAATTCCGACGGCGACCAAGAGTCCGAAACTCCACAGGAAAGGGCCCGTAGGCTACGGGAACAATCTGACGAAGAAGACGACGAATGATGGACATTTTGCAAAGCCCAGTGTTTTGGATCATCGTCACTGCCTGCAGTGAAATCATCGGCATGAATAAAAGGCTGAAGGACAACTCAATCATTGAGCTAGTGCTTCATGTCCTGATGGCCCTCAAGCCAAAGGGCAAAAACTAGGCCGATTATCATCAGGCAATCGTTACGCTTTTGATCCCATGGCCTTCAGAGACTCGTTCCACGAGATCGTCCCTGGCTATCGGGTCAATGGCGAAGTCATGGTGTTTGCCGTCAGGACCGTCAAGCAAGGCGGCCTGGGCGACGGTTGCAAGTTGCTCCAAATTGGCAACTTTGGCTGCCCCGACAAAATGTTGATCGAGGAGGAAGAGGGTAAAACCGCTCCATCTGGCTACACCGGGGTTGCTGATATCGATGCGATTTATCAAACGCTAGAGCTGGCGGGTATGTCGACCGTTGTGGAAGGCGTTCTCGTCAACCCCAACAGCGTGGCACTGCTGGAATACGACGACGACAACATGGTCGCTCATGCTGTTGGTGATGGCGGCATCTTTATTTTTGAACGCTCCAACGTTTCAGCCTGGCAAGTTGAGGGCAACGTCTACAAAGTGCCCACCGATTTGTTCGATGAATTCAAAACTCTGGCCCTGCAGCGTCTGACAACTGCCATACAGGTGGTGGGTCAAATCTCGAATGCTTACATCCACTTTGATGGCTCCAACGATCACGTGGAGTTCACCGGCAAAGGTACTGAAAACGCTGGCCTGCTGGATTGGACGCAGGATTGGTCGATTGGCATGACGCTGACTGAGTTTGATATCAGGTCAGACGGCAAGTTTGTCACTCTGTTCAAAAGTGGCGACAACGCAATCATGTTGCGGCGTGGTGGCTCCAATCATGGCCTTTATGTCACTGGCAATAACGGCGCCACCAAAATCGGTGCCAACACTTGGTATGCACCGAATGCTGGCGGCAAAATCTTGTTCGTGTTTTACAAGGAATTCAGCCGTCTGCGGTATTACATCGGCAATGTCGATGGCACTTACAGCTTGCGAGCCAGCTACTCCGTGAATGTCACCAACATTGGTGGCAATAACCCAGGCACCGAGTTCAGCATCGGCAAGAAAGTCACCAGCAATAACGTGGCTGAAAGCCTGATGTTCCACGGTGGTGCCAATAACCTGATCGTGGCTGCGGAGCCCATTGAAGGCCCACTGGTTGCAGAGTATTTCCAGGTGAACAACACCTATGACGAAGCCAGCTTTTATGCAGACCTAACCAGCTGGGTCAAGATGGGAGAGGACACTTATCCCAATGTCGTTGACACCAAAGGCATCCTTACCGGCGGTGAATTGATTAACGGCACTGAGGATGACTTCGTCGAAATCCCTTCGGAATGAACACCATGGCAACTTACAAAGGCTGTCCCCCGATCAAATACAAAGGCGGGGGTAAAAAGAAGAAGTGACATCGTTCAACCGTGAGCGGTACTTGTATTGGCTCCTGGGTGCTGTCCTAGGGGTCAATGCTTTGTTTTTTGGCTTTGGGTTGTTCTCCTGCACCAAAGCGGACAACCCGCGTGAACAATGCCCAGAGATTGGGGCACGTTTTGACAGCTATTCCGAGAAAGCGCTCGCTGCTGTTCTCGGATTGATTGCTGGCGCTGGTGTTGTGAACCTTACTCAGCGTCGGCTTGCTTCTTCGGACGACCCCGACGTTTCGGCTTTACAACCTCCTCAACCACTTCAGCAGCCTTCTCCAGAAGATTTTTCTCAACCTTCTCAACCGGCGCAGGGTCGGGGGCAAACTTCGGGACGACAGGGCCGGAAGTCTTAGGTGCGGGTGCATCAGGGGCATCGCGTTCTACCTGCAAACCACCTGGCAGGTTGATGATGATTTTTGCCATGCAATTAACCTATAAGAGCCATTGTTTTCAGCATAGGTGGGCGGAGAAGACCAGCTGAAAGCATTGATAAGGCAAACGTTCAGCTTGCAGAACGTGGCTGATAAAGCGGTGGTGAATGTCGATCAGGTGTTGGCGCAAGTGATGGCCAACGTGAAGCGGCTGGTGGAAACGATGCCTAAGGAAGGTTTGCTGCGTGAAAAGGCATGGCGTGATCTTGAGCCCCTGGTGCAGGCTGAACTGGACAAATACGGCCAAAGGCTGGGCAAATCGGTAGTGAGCGCTGAGGTAGATGCCACGCCGAAGATGCGTGCTTATGGAGTGCGGGAGTTCAATTACGGCGGTGCTGGATTGCCCCAGGCGGTGGCGACCAGTCAACAGCCGTTGGCGTTGAGCCTGCAAATGGCACTGAACAGCAAGGTTGCCGGTTCAACTGTTCGCAAGGTGTTCAACGTGGATGGCACAGCCAGGGGCCAATCGCCTGTCAATAAAGCGTTGTTCAAGGTGGTCGACACCCGTGTGCGCGGGGGGTTGATTCGTGGCGAAACGACCAAGGCCATTGCCGACCTGATGGCAACGGACGTGATTGCTGCTGGCATTCCTGGCGTCAGCCTGTCGGCCCCAGTGGCAAAGCAGATTCGCAGCCAGGCCATGTCGATTGCCCGGACTGTGACGCAGGACATGCAGCGCCAGGTGAAGGAAGAGCTGTACGAAGAAAACAAGAGCCAACTAGGCGGCATGGTTTGGATGTGGACAACGGGCTTGGATGCCAAAACATGTGAGACATGCGCCCCGCTTGACCAGCGACGGTGGGATCAGGACGACGCCAGCCGTCCCGTATGGCCATTGCATCCAAACTGCCGTTGTGAGTCGATATTGATTGACCCGGAGGATGAGTTCTGGAATGAGACACAACGAACGGCGCAGCAGGTAAGGCCAGCGACAAAGCGTGTTCTGGACAAGGACACTGGCAAATGGAAAACGGTAAAAACCGAGCGGTACAAAGGCAAAGGTGCTTACAAGACACCGATAAAAATCAACGGAAAGCAGTATTGGCGCAAGGCCGTAAACGTGACATCAGACCGACCACCAACGGCGTTGGCAGATGTGTACGCAAGCTGGGCTACAAGTCCCACTAATCCGTCCTTGTTAGCGGCCATGGGCCCCACACGGGCCCGATATTTCCACCGTCAGTTTGCTGAGTTCAACAAAGACCCGGAGCAAATTCTCAACGCGATGCTGACAGGCAAGCCTGGCGCACAAAAGTGGCTTCCGGTTGACAAGTTACGGGTCAAGAAAACTCGCTGATTGATATTCCTATTTCGCAACCGTTACACTGAACCTAACTCCATGCGGAGTTCCAGTTCACTTAACCACGCATGTCTGACACTCCAGAGCAAAACATCCAAGCGGATGACGCTCAAGCCCAAGCGGGCGGAAACGATGCCAATGCCGACCTTCTCAGCAAAATTCAAAGGCTGGAGGACAACAACCGAAAGCTGTTGAATGAGAAGCGAAATGCAAGCGCATCAGTAGAAGATTTGCAGCGTCAAGTCGCTGATTTGCAGAACAACCAGCAAAAAGCTGAACAAACCAAAAAGGCTGAAGCTGGTGAGTTCAAAACGCTATGGCAGGAAGCAACCGGCACGGTGTCATCCCTTCAGGATGAAATCGCTCAGCTGAGAACTCAGCTTGAGGAAAAGGATGTGGCCTTCCAACAGCAGCAAATCAAGGCATCCGCACTCAATTCCCTTTCCCAAAGCGGCATTGTCAATCCAGACCAAGCGTTCTCACTGCTGAAGGACAACTTGAGACTGAAGGATGGTCAGCCAATAGCACTCGCCGGGGGCGTCGAGGTGCCATTGCAGCAGCATCTGGAATCACTCAAAACTCCAGGCAGCGGTTGGGAGCATCACTTTGCTGGCAGCGGAGCACGCGGAATGAGTGCAGCCGGTTCTTCTTCTTCATCCAACGGGCAAAAGTCATGGGCCTCTATGGGCCTGATGGAACGCATCAAGTTGGAAGAGGAAAATCCCCCGCTAGCGGCACAACTCAAAGCGGCGGGTTAATTCGTCAACCCTAATTTTCAAGAACCATGGCAGGCTTCGCCTCCGGCAAAAACTGGGGAACCACCCCGGACCAGGCCACCTTCACAAGTGATGTAGGAAGCGCAACTCGCCTCGCGACGAGTGGCAGTTTCTCTCGTTATCTGACCGAACAAATCGTGGAAAACTCCGCGATGATTCAGTCAGGCTTGATTGCGACTGATGCCCGTTTGAACAACATCACGGGTGTTTTGGTTGAGCTTCCCTTCTTTGATCAACTGGATTACACCGAGGAGAACGTTAATTCTTCTGCCACCTGGGGCACGGTGACACCTGGCTCGGGCCGATACACGACCCAAAAGCACACCGCCAGCACGCAATACGGTCCGATTGTGACCCGTGGCGCTGGTTTTGCTGCGGACATGCTGCACCAGTACGAAACTGGCGAGCAGGCACTGCAGAACGTTGCTTCTCAGCTGACCCGCAAAATCAACAAGGACATCACCAGCAAGGTGATCTCCCAGTTGACTGGTCTGTTTGGTACTGCCCTTGCTGGCAACAGCCTGAATAAGGCTGCTGCTGCTGGTAGCACTCCTGATGACAGCAACTACCTGACCGCTGCCAGCGTTACGCAGGCCAAGTATCTGCTGGGCGAGAAGGCATCTGACGTGTCCGTGCTGGTTTGTCACCCCCTGGTGGCAGCTGACATGGAAGCTCGCGGAATGCTGACCTTCCTGAATAGCGGCGGTACTGTCAACTACGCCAGCAACGGCGTTGGTGTTACTGACACTCAGATTGGCTATTTCGCTGGTCTTCGCGTTGTAGTGGACAGCCAAGTCCCCACCGTCAATCCTGCTGGTGGTGGTACTGGTGATGCTGTTGGCTACACCTGCTATCTGGCAGCACCTGGCGTCATCCGCACTGGTTCCCAGTTCCCGCTCACGATTGAGCAGGACCGCGACATCCTGTCGCTTCAAGACGTGATGTCAGTTACCTACAACCGCATCGACCACGTTCTGGGTACCAGCTACGGCGGTTCTATGCACCCTGAGAACAGCGATCTGGCTGACAAAGGCAACTGGACGCTGGCTTATACCAGCCGCGAGAATGTTCCCCTTGTGGAACTGATCGTCAACACTCCTTATGGCGCAACCATGCCTTGAGTACGCTTAAAAAGCGAGAATCTGGGGGCCCTTCGGGGCCCTTTTTTTGTGCAAATAGACTGGCCTTGCATCCCGGAAGCCTCCGCTGATGGCTGGCATTGTTCGTCTGATGGTTTACAGGAATGGCGTGTCAAACGTCATTGACTGTGCCTTTTCAGAAGTGAAAGCGACTCGCCTTAGACTCAGTCGTGAAGGCTGGATCCTTTACCACTCAGAGGTTCTGTAATGGCCGCTTATACCGACATTGATGCCACCGTTGGAGGTTCAACCAGCAACAGTTATGTGACTGGGGTTGAGGCTGACACTTTTGCGTCATTTCAGTCCTGGGATTCAACCTGGACTGGCAAAACTGAATCTGAGCGAACCATTGCGTTGCTAAATGCAGCCAAGTGGTTGGACACGGTTCCGTTTGCTGGAACACGTTGTAATCCATCGTCAGACGACAAGGACAAGCCGCAGGCAATGTCGTGGCCGCGTTCAGATGTTTCGTGTGACGGTCTGGCTGCAACCTGCACGATGATTCCAAAGGAGATCAAGGAAACGCAAATCCTTATTGCGTTCAACTTGGTTGTGAATCCTGAGTTGATTACCGGTACGCCTGGCGGTGGTGGTGGCGCACAAGCTGGCACCTTTATCAAGCGGAACAAGCTGGGTGACTTGGAACAGGAGTTCGCTGAATTCACCAGCAACAGCAGTGCGGGGCCTGGTGAGTGTGTTGACTGTTCAACGCCTGCAATTATTGCGGCATTGCCATGGCTGAAGGGCGTGCTGTCCTGTTGGGCAGACATCAGCGTTCCAGGCGTTAGCAAGGTCATTCTCAGGGTGCGGTCATGACTACTGCTGAGAAGGAATTGATGCTGAAAATTCGTGCCCAGATGGTGCTGGGTAAAGGCATGTTTTTGAACGACGTTGAGTTCAAGGCATGGGCGGCCAAGGAGTACAACATCAGCGAGGCACGAATGACTGAATTGATGCGGGAGGTGCTGGCGTAATGGATATCGATTCCACGTTCCTGCCGGTAGCCAAGGAACTGATTGACAACGTGTTCCCAACTGCGGTGCGGTACATCCGCAACACAACGCCGACGTATGACCCAGCGACAGGCATCGTTACGCCTAGCAGCACCCAGTTCGATATCAAGGCTGGAGTGCTGTCACGCGGTCGCCTGGAGGAAGGTGGCGTAGGTGAAAGCCAGGAGTTGCGTCTATGGATTCATCACGATTCCACCGGCCTGCCGCACCTGCCAACTACTGCCGACCAAGTGGAATACAGCGGGATCACTTGGAAGGTCACGGACATTGACCCGACGTACAGCAGCAAAGGCTTGATCGCCAGCAAAATCATCGCGAGGGCTGGCTGATGGCTAAGCGTCCGCCGAAGTGGGATGGCACAACGATCATCAAGGAAATTGACGCAGCGCTGGACCGGGCTACTGCCAAGTTTTTGAAGAACACCCAAAGCAAGCTGTCAGCAGCGTCTCCGGTGTTGACCGGTCGGTTGGCGTCTAGTTGGAACATCGGCAAGGGCCAGCCTGATTTGTCCGCCCCTCCGGTTCGAGAAACCAAGGGCGCCATTACGCAAAAGCCGTTTCAAGGCCAGATCACTTACGGCGGCATGTGGTACATCAGCAGCAACTTGCCTTACACCCAGCGGGCAGTGCTGGACCCGTACAACGGTCGTCGGGGTGGTGGTGATTGGTTCAGCAGAATTGAGAACAGGCTGCAGGTTGAATTCGAACGCACCATCCAGCGCGAACTCTCACAGGTGAAAGGCAAATGACGTTTCAATCCATCCGCGCCCACATTGAGACGAAGGTGAACGACGCATTTCAAGCATTGACACCGGCTGTGCCAGTCGTGTTCGACAACGTTCAGGAAACGCCACCTGCGCTGCCTTATGTCATCTGCCTGATCTCTTACACCGACACCACTATCCCCACGGTGTGCGTCACCGATGGTGCTGTGGAGCAAATCAACGGCAATCTGCAGCTTTCCATTTATGTGCCACGGGCCCAGGGCATGAAGGCATTGGAGGAATACGGCGCAGAAGCGATGAAAGTGATGAACACCTTGTTTAGCTGGGGTGACCCAGTGAAGGTCAAGGCAGGGCAAATCAATGGGCCTGTCCCTTTGTTGGACGGCGATCAGCCATACGCATTAGCAACGATTAGCTGTCCATTTTTGGCTTCGGTAAGCTGAACATGTCTCTTGCCCCCCGAGACAACGCCCCAAAATGTTGTTTCGCCTCCCTTAATTAGGAGCTAGACCCACGCCGGTAGCCTGCTCGACGAGCGCCTTAACAGGCCAAGATGGCTCTCTTTATTACACGCCATCCGCTACAAAATTCTGCCTCAAGGATTTCTCTGATTTCCCTGCTGGCGATGACATCACGGTGCCTTCCCAGCACGACTTTCGTGTTGGCGACCCTGTTGTTTTCACTGAGGTTGATGGTGGTTCCATTGACACCGCCCTGACTGCTGGTGACCCGTATTACGTGGTCGCTACTGCAACAACTACGATCCAGGTTTCTGCCACAAAGGGCGGCACTGCTGTCACCTTGAATGGTGATGGTGGCACTGGTACTGCTGACACCACCGGTCACATCAACATCAAGTACGACCCGTTTGGTGCTGTCTGTCAGATCCAGTCGTGGGACTTGAGCATTGAGCGCGAGTCGCTTGATGTGACGACCCTGCCATGTGGTGTCGGCAACTCTGCTACTGCTGGCAAGTACGCAGCCTTCCGTAAAACCCAGCCGGGTTATGCGTCAGGCACTGGCACCATCACGGTGATTTTCACTGATAACGATGACGCCCTGGGCCAGCGGATGCTGGACAACGTGATGCTGTCTTCGCAAGAAGGTGCTCGCGTCAGGTTGTTTGTAAATACCGTTTCTGACGGTGCAGCAACGCCTGATGTTGACCTGACCAAATCGATGTATATCGAGGCGGACATCAGCATGGAGTCCATGAGCATTTCGGTGAACCCCGACGACCCATTGACTGCTGAGATTGGTTACTCAGTCAGCAATGTTGCCCACCTGTTCAAGACAGCTATCAGCTGATTGAATTAGGTCCTGTTCCCCATCACCGGCCTCGCAACATTGCGGGGCTTTTTTCTTGGGTAAGCTCAATGCGGGCGCTGTTGAGCTGCACCCAGGGCGCGAGGGGGGTGGTGCTTACCTCCCCTTACGCCTGAGCTATTGTCATTCCGTAAGCACAACATCATCATGCGCCAATTAGACCGGCTGCTGGAGGTAGCGGCACGCAATAACAAGCTCACCAAAAAGACGGTGATGCTTGATGGTGAGGATTTCACCTTTTGGCATAAGCCAATGACCATCGCTGAATATCAGGAGGCGAAGGCCAAATCCAAAAATCCAGAAGACGAGCTTGAGGCTGCAATTCGTCTGTTCGTCAAAAAGGCATTGGATGAAAATGGCAGCCCGCAGTATCAGGTGGATGCCATTCCGGTGTTGACCAAAGTGCTGCCATTGAGCCTGGCGAGCGAACTGTTGGGCGCGATGCAGGCAGGCGAAGAAGAAGAGGAAGAGGAGACCTTGGACATGAAAAGTCCTGGTAAGTCAACTAAAAAAGGATGACGTACTGCTGGCCCAACTGCATGTAGCAAAAGAGTTGGGCATGAGCCTGACTCAACTGCGGCATGAGATGACCTTTGAGGAAGTTTGGCTTTGGTGCGCTTACTTCCAGTTGATGGGTGAACAGCAGGAAGAAGCCAACCGAAAAGCGCAAAGACTCCGCCGTTAGACTTGGTTATCGGCGGATTTTTTTGTGGCTACAACCGCGCCAATCATTCTTCCGATTCAGACGCCTGGCTTGTCGCAGCTCGACAAGATGGCGTCGAAGATGAAGGCGCTGGAAAAGCAGGTTGAGCAATTAACAGTTGATCTGGTCAGAAATTCAAAGGCGACAAAGGCAACAGGCAAGGCAGCGGCTACTGCGTCGGGCAATATTCAGCGTTTCGGTATTGCGTTTCGGTCAACGCTTGGTTCTGTGGTCGCGTTTTATGGCGCTATCAGGATCGCGAATAACTCTCTGGCTTTATTGGGCAAGCGTGAGGCTGACGTTAAAACGCTGCGCAATGGCCTATCGAAACTTGGTGAGGGCGAGGCGACCTTGCAGAAGCTGCAAAAGGCAGCGGATAAGTTCGGCGATTCAACGCTGTTCAACCAAGAGGATTTCACCAAGGCTGCTGGCGTGTTGACCAGCTTTACTGACATTGCCGTAAAGGATTATGAGCGTGTCATCAACGTTGCTGGCGACCTGGCGGAAACGAACGGTGGTGCCGTCAAGGACAGCCTGTTGCAGTTGGCTAAGGCATTAAATGCCCCTTCGCAAAACCTGTCAGCCCTGAGTCGTTCCGGTATTCAGTTCACAGAACAACAGAAGGCACAAATCAAAGTTCTGGAATCAACTGGTCGTTCGCTAGAAGCCCAAAGCATCATCCTGAAAGAGATTGAACGCCAATACGGCGGCAATGCCAAGGCGGCGGCAGATGGATTCGCTGGTGCGTTGGACACGCTAGGTGAAAACACCAGAGATCTACAGGAGACATTTGCCAAGGGCATTCTGCCGTTGGCGCAGAGGTTTGTTGAGGGAGCAAGTGATCTGGCGGCAGCCTTTTCTCAACTTGACCCCAAAATCATCGAAGTAACGGCCTCTATTGGCTTGTTGATTGTTGGCGTGAAAACGCTAGAGGCAGCGTTCAAGGCGTTAATTGGCACCAAGCTGGTAACTTTCTTTGCGCCAATCGTCGACCAATTAAGCCTAGGAAATATCCAGTTTGCTCTGTTCATTACCAAGACAAAACTGGCAACGATTGCGATTGCTGGCTTGAAACTTGCTTTGGCATCCCTTGGCCTTGGTTTGATTATTCTTGCCGTTGGTGCATTGGTCAACAAAATTGTTGAGTGGACCAGTGCAAACAAGAACGCAACTTTAGAGCAGGAAAAATTAAATCAATCTCAAGAGCGATTTAGGAATATATTGAGCTCTGGCTCAATCCCTGCGCTACAAAAAGAAATTGCTGCGATCGCTGAAAGCACCAGGGCGTTGATTGCTAAAAAAACTACTTTGCAAGAAGACTCAAAAGAGCGAAAAATAAACAACGATCGAATGGTGGCCTTGCAGAAAGAATTAAAGCGATTGATTCAACTTAGAAAAGAAGAACTTGCTGTACTCGCTGTGAGCGGCAAAAAGACTGCAAACGCCAAAGCAAAAACTGATCTTCAGCGTGAAACACAACTGTTAGAGAATCGCACGAAACTGCAAGGTGCTTACTTTGAGGCAGAGGGTAAAATTCTGGAGCTACAAAAACAGCGGGCGACACAACAAAATGACATCGTAGCGATTTATCAGATTGAGGTTAAGCAGGCTGAGCTGGTCTATAAACAAACATTGGCGCAAATCAGGGCTGAAGTTCAAAAGGCTCAGCTAAAAGTCAAGCAAGTTGAGTTGAACACAAAGGAACTTCAGGTTCAGCTGTTAATCAAAAAAGCAAAAGAGGACCTGAAGCTTGAAGACAGATTGGCGTACAAGGCGCAACTGGAAACCGTTCAATTGGCCAAAGAAAACCTTTCGCAGGTCAGGCAAATTGCTGTTGAACAGACGCGTGGAGCCCAGGCTGTATTTGCAGCCAGCACTGAAGCAGCACGGTACGGCTACAACCAGGCGTATGTGGCGCAACAGGCAGAGCGCACGGCAACGGCGCAGCAGCGTGGTGCCAGTGCCCTGGAACGGCAGGCAAAGGCTGCTAGCAGCATGGGTGGTAGTGGTGGTGGTGGTGGTTCAGGCTCTGGTGACACCTGGATGATTGAAGGAAAGAAATACACCTTCCAGGGGAGCAAAACCGCAGCGAATGGTGGGGCCACCATCATCAACAAATCACATCCTTTCGCTTCGACTGCCCCAAGTCATTTGTGGGGTGCATCTAAGCCGAAAGGATATGCAGAAGGCGGTTACGTCAGCGGGCCGACCAATGCATTACTCGGCGAAGGTGGCGAAAGTGAATACGTGATTCCGTCCAGCAAAATGGATTCGGCCATGGCCCGTTACGCCAAAGGCGCACGCGGTGAATCAGTTACTGGTGGTGGCGGCCAGAAGAACAGCAAGGTCGGCGGTGGCGCTGTCGTCAATGTGAACACCGGTCCGGTGATGCGTATGAATAACAAGGATTACGTCACTGTGAGTGACCTGAACAGCGCCCTGGGCAGCGTTGCGTCAGCCATGGGTGGCAGCGGTGGCAACTACGGCGGCAGCGCAAGGGTGAGCTAATGGCAACGCAGTTTTACTGGCAACAGGTTGAGGTACTCAGTACCGGGTACGTCGCGCAAAACGCTGACCTGAACGCTCCTAATTTTGTGCCATTCAGCTGCAGTGAATATTCTGATAACTCAGAGGGCGATGACTCTGGCCTGACGTTGGTCTTTGCCATCGGCACTTTTGATCAAGTCACGCTGGAGAAGTGGATTAACGATGCCCTGCAAGTTGTCGTTACTTGTTCCAAGGGCGACCCGGTCGGTGCGCAGCTGGATACGAGGTGGAAATTCCAGGGGCAAGTTACTGACGCGTCGTTGACACTGAACAACATTGTTTTGACGATTGGCAGTCCACTTCGTCCCGCCACAAATAACGAGGCACCTGGCATGGTTCCGCCGCGCAGTTTGATGTCAGACATCGCCGGTAGACTGCCGATAGCACGACGCTGACCATGGGACGAAAGGGCTCGGCGTACAAATTTCTCAAAAAAAATGGTTTTGGAAAGCCAGGAAAAGCCAGCAACGTTGCTGCGCCTGGCACCTATGGAGGCCAAACAACACAGCCGCAACCTTCGACTTATGGGCTGAATGCCGCTAACCAGCAATTAGCAGAGCTGGGCGAACCAATTCCGCTGCTTTTTGGCAACCGTCGCAATGGCAATGGAGGTTTCATCCATACGCCATCGCTGGTCTACCAACGGATGTATAGCCAAGGCTCGTTTCAAGAGACCCGAATCGGCTTTGTTGTTGGTGAGGGCGGTGAAGAGCTAGAAAAGCCCAGCAAGCGTGGCATCCGCCTGGGCAAGGATTTGCTGAATGCCCAGCAACCTGATTTCTATCAAATTCGATTCACTGACGGCAAGGGACCAAACAATCAGCCCGACTACGGAAACACTGACCCCTGGGGCCAGAAATACATTGCTCCTGACACGTTGGATGCCAGCGACAAATTTCTGGTGGTCCGCGATCCCGACCGGGAAGTCAAGGGTTTTTCACAGTGCTACGACCCTGGTAAATCGTTTGGGCTTGAGAGTGAGCAGCCCGACTGTGCGCAAACCTATGACCAAGAATTCACATCGCTGATTCCTTTTCCCAGTTTTGATGCGTCGCCGTTAATCAAGTACAGCCCAGTCGATGCGTCAATCGGCAATACACGCAACTGCCGGACGACGGAGTTTGGCTTTGCTATTGACCTGCCGCAGCCTGCAGCTGTTGCGCAGGAAGAAAGCCCAAATGGCGTGCCTGTAGGCAGCCAGTGGAAGTTCGTAAAGGGGCGTGTGGGTGGTATTCCTTTCTCTTATCGACTTTGCACGCAATACGATTTTGGCGGCATAGCGATAGATCCACAAACGGGTCTGCCGTTGATTGTTGGCAACGCATTTCAACTGGCTCCCGGAAGCAAGGTCGAGGTCATTTCTAATGACACAGCGTTTTATGCGTTGTATCGCCGTTATTACAAGAGGTACGGGCAGGAAGCACTGTCAAAAATGTATAGCAAGTTTGTGAAGTCATGGGGTCAATATATCCTTTTCATCAATCGGAAAAAATTGCCTTCGCCTATTTATGCGCTGAATACCAGATATTTCGATGATCCTGATGGCTGGCTTGCGTACATGGAGCGCACCGACGGGCAATTTTCACCAACTAATTACAACTCTCTCGACCCGTGTGAAACCGCTGAGCTTGACCCTGAAGCACTGCTGGACCCAAAGGTTCCAAAGCTCTTTTTCAAGCTCTTTTATCGCAAGCTTGATGATCAGGATGATGACTGGCATCCGGTATGTAGGGAGCAGTTTTGCCTGCTGAGTCCTGATGCCTCAACCCTTTATGCCAGTGTCCAGGTGCATCACCCTGGCTTGCGTGAACAGGCGTATGAGTACAGGTTCAAAGCAACAACGCCGCTGCAATATGAAACCGATAGTCAGGCGGTTTACGAACGGTGCAAGTATGGAATGAAAACCGGCGCAGGCACGACCAATCAAAAGTCCTATGTGCTGTATCCGAAAGGTCAGCGAGAAGTAAGCGTGAACGGCCTGGATGGTTTCAAGTTGACATTCAGAGGCTTGATTGAGGACGTTGTATCCGAAACCAAGCTTGATGCGCAGGCGACCAACTTCAAGTGCGAAATTTCTTATGTCAACGAGTTCCTCAAGGATGTCACTCCCAAGTACCCGTACATGAGCACCGGAGTATTGGAAGTGCGGGCGGGCAAGGGGCTGTCATCGCTGGAACAACTTTCGATGTTCTATGCCAACGGGATGGAAATCAAGAGGTGTGACCTGACCGATGGCCCATCGGACCTGTTTGGCGACCTTGTTTTTTATCTGCTGCATCAGTACCCAGGCAACATCCCCGGCCCTGTTAAACCGAGTCAGTTCAACCGTGGGTCATTTATCAAGGCAAACGATTACACCGAATCCAAAAACCTCAAATACAACGGCGTTATTTCACAACGCGCTGGCATCCATGAGTTCATCAGCGAACACGCGAAATACTTCCTGCTGCGGTTTGGCACCAGGAATGGCGAGTATTACTTGTTCCCTGCGCTTAACGATTCCGAAACCAATACGCCTGCTGCAAGTGCTGGGCAGGTGGTGACGATGGACATGATCGATGCCGAGAGTTACACGATTGAGTACGCGACGTTGAGCCAGCGGGAAGAAGGGCGGATGCAAGTGATTTGGCGTCAGCAGGAGCGCAACATGCCTGGCGTAAACCAGTCGGTCACAGTGC